CGGCCATCCGGCTAAATTCTCAGGCAACTTCTGTGGATCAATAAAAGGGGATGCTCGAAGAACCTCACCAACCTGAATCACATCCTGACGATATTCAGGTTTTACTTCTAATGTAATAACCATCGGAAAACGACGTAATATTGCCAAAGGACATGAAAAATATGCACTAGCATTTAAATCTTTTGTATTAGTAGTTGCAATGCATAATTCCACACGAACAGGAGTACGACCTTTATCTTCTAAAGCAGCTTGAGGAGGGTTAAAAGGTACATTATTAATAACATTCAAAATTTCCTCCAATGTTTTATCCATCATTGCTTTATCTGGATTCAAAAAGGCGACATCATCTAAACGTAAACACCATTTGCTGGTATCGAAACCGCTCCAAAATTCATCAGTTGGTGATCTAGCAAACAAGAAAGAATCATCAATAGGATAATCTAATAGTTTACCAAAATAATAATATAACATTTTAGTAAAAGATGATTTCCCGATACTAGATTTCCCGTTTACAAGAACTCCATAAGGAGCTTGACGCTCCTGTTGCGCAGCCTTCCGGGTCACTTCAGTGGCCTGCAATAATTGAAGCTGATTATACTTAGATACTATCATACTATTAGTAGTGTTAGTCATTGTCTTAGTATGCAATATCATAGCACGCCCTATTTCAATTTGCTCTGCAACTTCTGCACGAAATGTAAAAGCATTTGTTCCATGAGCTTCGAGGTTACCGGTGAAAGGAGCTAAAGCTAATAGACGATCGGTCTTATCTAACCATTCAGTATATTTATCTCGTCCATGTATAAAATCTGAAAATTTCCCAGTTACTTTATAATCCTCAACTCTTTCTAAAAAGGTTATAGATGTATCCAAAATACACCACCATAAATCCACTTTAGAAGAGTAATTCTGTTGATAATTGCGTATCTCATAACGGGAGAAATCTTCTTCTGATAGCGAAATACCAAATTGAGTCAACAAACCTTGTGTTAAAAGAAATGAAAATAATTTTCTAGATTTCTTAAACAAAGGATTGTTTACACAATTAGATACACCATCAAAATACGATCTCATTAGCATAACTGTCTCTCGGGATTGCACAGGAGAATCCAAATCCGTTTTAAAGAAAGAATTTATCTGTGCAAACCATTTATTCAAAGTAGCAATTCTCTGTCCACCATATACAAGCTTAAAAAGTATCATCATCTGTACCATAAAATCAGTATGATTTGTAACACGCCGAATATTGTGGTACGTAAGCAAAAAACTTTCTAAAACATCTAAAGATCGACCAATACCATGGTCAGTCCTAGGCAAAAGCCTTTCAATGTGCTTGAAAAGAACACTCATGGCTTCCAGAGAACGCTGTTGATCATCATCAAAAGATGACCAATTATCTCCACTCTGGATATGCAATCCATGTAGAGATGAACTTAGACGGAAATTACCGTCCCAATGTGGGCAGTGTATAACATTGACATTGACACTTTTACGTGCCAGATACCTATATTTAGATACCTGCCGATCACGCCTGCGGCGACGCGATCTAATCATAAAACTTTCCTGTAAAACCGCACAGGATTGCCACAAGAAATATTTCTTTTTGTGGTCTTTAAACGCTCCATATTGTGAACACAAAACAGGGTTCACGGGTACGAAAGTCGCACCCCATACAACACATAATAATCTCAAAAAAGCGTAAGTCATAATGGTCGTATCTGGTTTGTTAGGACGTATTATTTCTCCCGGTCAAAGGATATCCCAGTTCAACTGGGAAAAGCCTATTTGGACTTTTACCTAATAGGAATACTCTTGAAAATCAAAATTAGGCATGTTATAAAGACAACAAAGCCTGGATACATACCATGTGAAAAGTCACAATGGCGGCCTCGAAAAATATAAAGTATATTAATCGAGATGTACTAAACAACAACCAGTGAAAACTATTTCCTAATAATCATTTCAAAAGGTTTGCTACTCAACATTAAAACATAAATGAAAATATAATCTTTTTATTTGAGCAAAATTTTTTATTTTTATTTTATTTTATA